GGAAATCCGCACGACCGGTTCGGCGTCGGTCGACCTGGCCGATGATGCCGTCATCCGTGGGTATGCGATTCGGTTCAACACGCTCTCCGGCAACCTGGGCGGATTCAGGGAACGGATCGTGCCCGAAGCGGTCGACCGGTCGCTGAAGGGTGACGTCCGCGCGCTGGTCGACCACGACACGGCCAAGATTCTTGGGCGCACGAAGGCCGGCACGTTGTCGATGCGGAAGGACACTAAGGGGCTCAAGGTGGAAATCGAACCAGACCCCGAGATCAGCTATGCCAGGGACATTCTGCGGTCGGTGAGCCGGGGCGACGTGTCGGGGATGTCGTTCGGATTCCGCGTGCTCGACGATGCCTGGGATGAGGACGAAGAGAGCGGGATGCCGATCCGCACGATTCTCGACATGACCATCGCGGAAGTGTCGATCGTGACGTTTCCGGCATACGCGGAGACGTCGGCCGAAGTAGCGAAGCGGTCTTTGAACTTGTTCCTCGCAAAAAAGAAGGGCGCGAGCGACTGGCGGGCCAAGTACCACGAGATCCAGACGATCGCCGGGATTTGACAGAGAAGCGGACGAAGCCGTAATATTCCATTTCGAAAGACCTGAACGACTCGCGCGCGTCCCGTCGGCAGACTGACCACGCGCGCGATCGACAATCCAAGGTGAGATTCGCGCTTCGGTAGACCGGGCGCAGTCCATCGGCAAACCCAAATAGCGATTTTTGGGCTTGCCTGTAGGCTGCGCCCGTTTCGCGTCCGGGCTGTTCTCCAGGCAAGCGCACCACGAGGACAGCCAAATGACGTACGACGAACTCGTCACAAAGATCGGACAACTCAGTCAGCAGTCGAACGAGATCGTCACTCGGAACGCCAACAACGACGAGTGGCCGTCAGAAGACAAGGTCAAGTTCGACCAGATCCACACCGAGATCCGCAAGCTTGGCGAGACCAAGACCCGGATCGACCAGCAGCGGCGGATCGAAGCCGAACTGAACCAGACCACCCGTCAAACCGAACCCGACGAGCTCCGTCGCCAGGGGCTCACCGGCCCGAACAACCAGCCCCTCAAGCGCGCGTCTGATGAGGAGTGCGACTTCGCGCTGCGGGCCTGGCTGATGGCGCAGCACGGGGCTGACGCCGCGCAGCGGATCAAGACGGAGTGGAGATCCGCCGCGCAGAAGTTGGGCGTGAATATCGCCGACGGGTCGTTTCCGTTCAGGCTCGCGTCACGTCCCCCGCGCTCGACCCGCACGGCCGATGTCGACGCGTGGGAGACCCGCGCGCTGACGCTCACGACGACCGCCGGCGGCTACCTCGTCTCGGCGGAAATGAACCGGGCGCTCGAGGAGGCGCGGCTCTATTACGGGCCGATGCTCCAGCTCGCGACCACGATCCGCACCGACACCGGTGCGACGTTGCCGTTCCCGACGTTCAACGGCACGGCGACCAAGGGCCGGATCCTGTCCATCAACACCCAAGTCACGCTGACCGACCCGGCGTTTGGACAGATGACGCTGAGCGCGTTCAAGTACTCGTCAGACGGCGTGCTGGTGCCGGAGGAACTGATCCAGGACAGTGGCGTGCCGATGTCGGACTTCCTGGGCCGCGCGCTCGGCGAGCGCATCGGGCGCATCCTGAACGAGCACTTCACGACCGGCGCCGGCACGACGCTTCCCTGGGGCGTGGCGGTGCGTGCGACGGCGGTCAACCTGGGGACCGGCACGGCCGCCGGGTTCGGGTCGACCACGGACGGCACGGCGTACCGCAACATCCTGAAGATCCTGCACGGCGTCGACATCGCCTACCGGAGCGGCGGTGAAAAGGTCGGCTGGATGATGAACGACGCGACACTCCAGGTGATCGCCGGGTTCGTCGACGGCCAGGGCCGTCCGCTCTGGGTGCCGTCGCTTGTCGCTGGCGAGCCCGATCGCCTCATGGGCTACCGCATCTTCATCAACAACGACATGACCTCCACGTTCGCCAACAACGCGCGAACGGTCCTGTTCGGCGACTTCTCGAAGTACATCGTCCGAGAGGTGCGGGACATCGCGGTCGTGAGCTCGCGTGAGCGGTACATCGACTTCCACCAGACGCTGTTCCTGGCCTTCGGCCGGTACGACGGTGACCTGCTCAACGCCGGAACCGGTCCGATCAAGGCTGGCGTCCATCAGACCTAGTTCGACACTGAGTTCGATGGAGTTCGCGATGCTGGAGGCGGCGCCTGAGCGCGCCGTCTCACGCTCAGGGAAGCCGATGAAGGCGTTCCTCCTGCGAAAGTGGGCTGGGTATATGCCGGGCCAGGTGCTGACGAATGTTGTGCCTGGCTCGGTCCCAACCGGCGTTGCGCGCTTCTACGCGGACGACGAGCCGACCCCGTGCGACATCGTGAAGGGGTCAGGCCTGGGCCTAAAACCGCTGGATGTGGTGAACGACGCGATCGATCCGGCGGCGGTAGATGCTGTCGACGCGGCGCACCGCCGCGCGCTCGACGCTGCACGGAACAGGTGACGCCGTGCCGAGTACTCCGTATCAGTCTTATGACGCGTATCGGCTGGAGTCGTGGCGCACGCGCGGCGTGTCCAGGTTAGTCACGGCTCCGAGCGATGAGCCTGTCAGTATCGATACGCTGCGATTGCACGCCGGCATCACGGCGGCGGACGCGGAACTATTGTTGCCGCTGCGGATTAAGGCGGCCCGCGGGTTCGTTGAGAATTATACCGGCCGGGCGCTGTGGACGCAGACATGGCGGGACACCTTCGACCAGCTGCCGTGTGGGTACGCGCCGCTGATGCTCGGGCGTGCGCCAGTGATCGCGATCACTTCGATCACGCAGTACAGCCCCACGGACACCGCGACGGTGCTCGACCCGTCGAACTACCGCCTCGACGCCGATTCGGTGCCGGCGCGTGTCGTGGTCGACGACGGGGTGTACTGGAATCCGGACCCGAGGCGTTTTGGCAGTCTGGTCGTCGAATACACCGCGGGGTACGGGACGAACCCGGAAGCCATCCCGGCCGAGCTCCGGCATGCGGTCATTCTCCTGGCGACGCAGTGGAGCACGTATCTCGAGGCGGCCTCTGACATCGAGGTGCAGGAGATGCCGCTCGGCGTGCGGGCGCTCCTAGATCCGTTCATGGTGGTCGCGTGAAGAGAGACGTCTCCGCGCCGCTGCGTGCCAGTGATTTACGTCACTCCGTGACGATTCACGCTCCGGCCGGCACGCTCGACCAGGTCGCGCGGGATGTCGAGACCGGCGTCCCGGCGGCGATCACGGTGACGCCGGTGCCGTTCCAGACGCCTGAGCGGTTGGCCGCCGGCGGGCTCCAGGCGCAAACCCTGTATTCGATTGGGCTCCGGTATCGCACGGACCTGCGGCCGGATTACGTGCTCGTCGAGGAGTGCTGCACGCAGCGCCAGTTTCAAATCCTCGCGATCGTGCCGTCGGATCGGCGCGACGCGATTGATATGCGCTGCGTGACGGCGGACTGAGATGTCGGCGCTCGGTGGGGTCTATTCGGCGCTGAAAACCGCGATCGCGGCCGATTCGGGGGTCGCGGCGCTCCTGGCGGCGGCCCCGTTCGCCGGCGCGGGAGTCAACGGAAAGGCGGTCTACGACGAGGGCGCGGTCCCGCAATTGTCCGCGGTGCCGTACCTGACCGTCGGGGCCGGGACCGAGTTCCCGCAGTCGACGTTTCGTTCGAGGGGCTGGAATTGCACGGTCCAGGTGAAGGTCACGGCGCGCGGGTCGGAAGCGAGCGGGCACGCGATCGTCGAGGCGTTGTCGGCCCTGCTGTTACCGCCGGGGCCCTACGAGTTGACTGTGATCGGGTTCACGCGATCGTGGGTTGACGAATTCACGCTGCAGCCGACGCTGATTGAGCTGATCGCGGGGGTCACGACGCGAAGCTGGCCGGTCATCCTGCGGGTGATGGCGACATGAGCGCGGCATTGCTCGCGCAGCTGTACGCGCTCCGTGCGCAAGTGGACGCGGTCATCGTCGCGGTGCAGGAGCACGTGCCACAGCCAGCGCCGCCGCTGGACCCGGCGGACACGTGTCCGACCTGCGGCGCGACAGGAGATGCCGTGCTCGACACGTCGACGCTCGACGGGACGAGCCGCCGGCTGTGTTCGGTGTGCCGATCGGATTGGGTGCTCTGAGTCAATGCTGACGCCGGACACGGTCCACATGATGGCGCAAGTCATCCGGCATCAGCGGGCGCTGGCGACGTCGATTGAGAAGTGGGTGCGGTCGCCGACCTTCAGTCGGCAGCAGGCGGAAGCGGCCATTTTCATGTTTCGAGGAGTGCTCGACAGTTATGAAGCGCAGTTAAGCCAGGTCATCACGTCAGACAAGTAAACCGGAAGTCAATCGGGGCGTGTCGCAGGTCCAGCCCTTCCGCTCACGCGGATCGCCTGGCCTCTCCCGGAGGGCGGAGTCTCTCAGAGGAGTAGGCGCATGGCAGCACTTCCCGGCATTGGGGCAAGTCTCAAGGTGGATTCCGCCGTCAACGTGTTGACGGAGATCGCGACATACCTGACGGACATCAGTGGCGACGTCTCGACCGACGAGCTGGACGGGACCACGTTCCAGCCCGGCGCGACGTCGCCGACAAAGTACATCGTGTTCGGCGCGACCGAACGTACGATGGCCATCACGGGCATGTGGGTCCCGGCCGCGGAGACGTTTTTCGCGGCGATCGACGGGCTCCAGAACCTCGATTACGAGTACGGGCCGGAGGGCACGGCGAGCGGGAAGACCAAGATCAGCGGCACGCTCAACGCCGGTGGCTGGTCGGGTCCGCAGCAGACCGTCAATGGGTTGATCACATTTACGATGACCTTCAAGGTCAACAGCCGGACCGTCAGCACGTTCTAACCGCGAGAAGGAGACGGAGAGTCATCATGGCAGATTTGACCATTACCGCGGCAAACGTGCTCTTTACCTCAGGAACGAAGGAGTTCGGGGTGGCTGGCGCGTCGATCACGGCGGGCCAGGCGCTCTATCTGGACAGCGCGACCAATACCCTCAAGCTCACGCAGTGCGACGGGACCGCCGCCGAAGCGGCGGCCGTGGGGATCGCGCTGAATGCTGCCGGCACCGGTCAGACGGTCGGCTATGCGAGGACCGGGGCGACGATCAACATCGGCGCGACGACGGCGAAGACGACGACGTACATGGTGAGCGCGGCCGCCGGCGGCGTGGCGCCGAATGCCGACATCGTCACGGGCGGCCATCGTCTCGTACAGCTCGGCTACGCGACCGATACGGCCGGCGTCTTCGTCGTGCAGATCGTGAATCGGAACATCACGGTCTGATCGCAGGGATCCCGACTCTGGCCGGCGATGGGCGCCGGCCTCACTCGGAAAGGGCGTGGTGTGTGGCGGTGATCGACTTCGGTGGGAAGCCACGGACTCTCAAGTTCGACCTCGCGGCCATTCGTGATCTGGAGACGGCGCTCGACGGCCGTCCGCTGGCGACCGTGATCGGGGACATCACGCGGATCGGCGTGACGGCCACGACGGCGGCGCTCTGGGCGGGCCTCAAGCACGAAGACAAGACCCTCAATATCAACCTCGTCACGAAGATGCTCGAGCGGCACTTGAGCGAAGGGAAAGGGCTCCGAACGCTGGCGCGGGCGATCGACGCCGCGCTCGAGGAGACGGGGCTCTTCAAGACGGACGAGGACGATGACGTGGGAAACGGACCGGCGGCGGAGCTGTAGAAGCGCCGCCGCCGTCATTCCGTGCGTGGCTCGAGTGGGCGGAAGCGTGGGGGATCGGCGAGCTCGGTCTGATGCCGGCGCAGTTCTGGTCGCTGACGGTGCGGGAGTTCTGGCTGAAGTGGCACGCCTACGCGCGCACCGAAGATCGGCGCCGGTCCCTGCTGTTTGAATACCTCGGGATGACGGCGTCGGCACAGATGAAACCGTCGGACCGGTCGAAGGTGTGGCGCAGCGTGAATCAGTTGCGGCGGTATCCGCTGAAACGATGGCTCTTACCAGACGGACCGACGTCGTAAGGCTCGAGGGGATGGACGCGCTCCAGCGGGCGCTGAAGGATTCGCTCGAGGAGATGCGGGCGCAGGTCGCGCAGGCCGTCGCCGTCACGACGTTCGCGGCGGCGCAGGGCGTGCGGGCGCGGGCGCCGCGGGACACGGGGCTCCTGCTCAGCCAGATCACGTCGTCGTCCCGCGGGCTGCGCGGGGTCGTCGAGATGGGGGTAGACGCCTTTTACTGGCCGTGGGTCGAGTACGGGACTGTGAAGATGGCGGCGCGGCCGTTCGTGCGGCCGGCGGCCGAAGCCGAGTTCCCAAACCTCGAACGCCGGTTGAGGGACATCGGGACTCGGCTCGAGCGCGGCTTCACCCTGGCGAGGGCTGCTTAGATGGCGGCAGCCTCCCTGATGATCCGGATCGGCGCGCAGGTCGCCGAAGCCCAGAAAGCCTTCGCCGAGGTCACGCGCTCCGCGCAACGATTCGAGCGCGACTTCGCGAATACCGCGTCCTCGGTCTCGGCGCAGCAAAAGCGGATCAATGACGCGTTCGCGACGTTTTCCGGCGACCGGCTGGCGCGGGATGCTTCGGCCGTCGCGAAGGCGGTCGAGCAGATCGGCGGGGCGGCGCGGCTGACCGCCGCCGAGCAGGCCAAGGTCAACGCGCTGATGACCGAGGCGATCGCGAAATACCAGGCGCTCGGCCAAACCGCGCCCAAGGCGATGCTCGATCTCGCGGCGGCGACCCAAAAAGTCGAGACGGCCACGACCGCCCTGAAGAGCCCGACCGCGATCTTCGCCAACAGTATCGGGGACCTCGAAGAGCGCGGCCGCGGCTCGAGCGCGGCGATGGGCCTGCTGACGGGCACGTTCGGGAAGTTCACGGCCGCTGGCGTCGCGGTCAATGTGATCAACCGGCTCGGCGGCGAGCTCTCGAACCTGGTCGCGCGGGGATCGCAGATCGGACCGCTAGAGCAGTCGTTCGAGCGGCTGTCGACCAGCGTCGGGCAGAACAGCGAGGACATGCTCGACAGCCTCCGCACCGCGACGCGTGGCATGGTGCAGGACTTCGACCTGATGCAGTCCTCGAACAAAGCCCTGCTGCTCGGCCTGCCGGTCACGGCGGATTCCATGGCCGAACTGGCGAAGACGGCGAGCGTCCTCGGGAAAGCGATGGGGCAGGACGCGACGAAGTCCTTCGATGACCTGATCACCGCGCTCGGCCGATCCTCGCCGCTCATTCTCGACAACCTCGGGCTCACCGTCAGCGTCGAGAAGGCGAACGAGAAATATGCGGCCAGCCTCGGGAAAACCGCGGACGCGCTGACCGACGCCGAAAAGCAACTCGCCTTCTACAACGAGGCGATGGTCAAGGCGCGCGAGCGCACGAATCAGATCGGGGAGCAGTCGCTGACGGCGAGCGAGCACGCGGTCTCGGCCTGGAATATCGTCGCGAACGTGGTCACGCGGACCGCGGGATCGATTGATAAGGCGGCCGGGGAACTGATCTCCGGCGCCGGTCAAGCGGCGTCCAGTGTCGCCGGCTTCTTCGCGGATCTCTACAACAACGGCGTGCGGGCGACGCTGGCCGTCCGGCTGTTGAACGACGAGATGCGGAAGGTGACGCAGGCCGGGGCCGGGGCGGCCCCGCCGGTGGTCGTCAGCGAGTCGCTCTCGGCACGCGTGCAGCGGCTGCAAGAGGACCTCAAGAACCTGACCGTCGAGCAGCGGAAAAACATTGCGGCCGGCGAGGCGCTGGGTCTCTCCAACGACAAGATCGCTGAGAAGGTTAATGCGCTCGGCGGGAAGGTCCAGATCACCGCCGAACACTTGAAGCTCCTGGAGACCAACACGCGCGCCGTGGCGAAGGCCAACACGGACCTCGAGCGATCCGCCGGCGAGATGGTCAAGCGCGTGCAGGATCAAGCGACCTCCCAGCGCAAAGTCGAGACCAGCCTCGAGGGCACGCTGCGGGCGCTCCGCGAGTACGTGACCGAGCATCGCGTTGCCAATGAGATCATCACGGCGACGATCCCCGAGCTGCACACCTGGGCCGACGAGTTGAACCACGCGCGGGCGGGCGTCGCGGCGATGGTCCCGGCGCTCGGCACCATGAACGCGCAGATGGCTGAGATCCAGCGCACCGCGCGCGGCTTCATCCAGCAAGCGACCGCGGCGATCGAGGCGGAATTTCAGCGCGGCCTGAACTTCGGCGGCCGGTTGTCCCAGACCATCATCAGCGCGTTCCAGGGCGGCGGCGACGTCGGGCAGGCCATCGGGGCGCAGCTCGGGGCCGACATCGGCGGCGTGCTAGGGAAGACCCTGGGGAAGACGCTGGCGAAGTCGCTCGGTGAGACGCTCGGCGGAGCGATCGGCGGCCTGCTCGGGCCACTCGGCGCGCTCGCGGGCTCACTCCTCGGGGATTTGTTTAGCAACATCGGCGGACCCTCTGCCGATGAACTGCTCGGCCGCGACGTCGTGGCGAGCTTTGAACAGACCCTGCAGGGCACGCTGACGGCACAGCAAAAGCTCGAAGCTGGCAATGAGTCGTGGAAGCTGACGACCATCGCGGTCAGGGATGCGTACGTCGCCGCCGGCCGAACGGCCGCCGAAGCCGAGAAAGCGGTCGCGAAGCTGTGGGCCTCCAGCAAGAGCGGCGCGGATGCCTCCCGGCTGGCCGTGCTCGAGATTCAGGCGGTCATGGACATTGCGGCCTCCAAGCAGGAAGAGATCGCGCAATCGCAACAGGACAGCGCGAAGGCGATCGAAGAGGCGACGGCCGGCATCCGGTCGCAGATCGATGCGCTGTCGTCGGAGTACGACGCACTCAACAAGAGCATTGCGAACGAAGCGCCCGAGGAGGTGCTCGGCATCGTCGAGACACTGGCCCGTGAGCGCATGAAGGCGATCGAGATCGAGCGGACAGGCCTGGAAGCCGAGATGGATCGGGTCACGAAACAGGTTGAAGAGAACCTGGCTGGACTCGGACCAGCGGCCGAAGACGCCGCTCGAGCCATCGAGGACGCCCTCCGGAACATCCGCATCGAGCCGATTTCGATCCCGATCGAGTCGAGCGGGGTCCCGGCGCTGGGCTCCGGCGGCATCGTGCGGAAACCGACGCTCGCGCTCATCGGCGAGTCGGGTCCGGAGGCGGTCGTCCCGCTCGGGTCAGGGTTCGGTGACGCGGGCGCGCCGATTGTGACGCAGGTGTTTCTCGACGGACGGCAGATCGCGGAGGCGACCGTCCCGCATATCCCGCACGTCGTGCGCCGGCGGACATGAATGCCGACCTATACGCTGACGATCGGGGGCGTGGCGAAGGACATCAAGGCCGGCACGCTGCGGATCAGTGAGACCCTGAACGGGCGTAACACGCTGGCGTGTGAGGTGATCTCCTGGGATGGCACGTATCGTCCCGCGATGGGGGCCGAGGTGATCTATACCAAAGACAGCACGCGCCTGTTCGGCGGCCTGATCGACGTGCCGGCCGAGCGCGGGCTGTCCCCCTACGGCGGCACACGGATCGTGAATACCGTCTCCGCGGTGGATTTCAATGCCTACGCGGATCGCCGGTACGTGACGGAGACGATCCCTGCCGGGACGCTGAAGGCCGCGCTCCAGGTCCTCGACAACTACCTCGCGACCTACGGCGTGACGCTCGACGCCGGGCAGGTCAACGGTCCGACGCTCCAGCAGCTGATTTACAACTACAAGCTCCTGCGCGAGTGTCTCGACGAGCTGTCTGTGATGACGGGCTATGTCTGGGAGATCGATTACAACAAGATCCTCCGCATGACCCTGCCGGGCGGGACTGCGGCGCCATTCGATGTCGTACCAGCCTCCGATCCCTCGACGGTCCGGGGTGACATCACGGTGTCGACCGAGCGACAGGAGTACGCCAACCGCATCATCCTGCGGGCGGGGCCACGCGCGCCTGAAGATTTTGTCGCGGGCTGGCACGGGAACGGGGTCGCGGACACGTTCACGATGTATTTCCACATCCTCCAGCATTACGGATTCGTCTGGGTCGATACCCCGGCGCCGGAGCATCCGGAAACGCTGGGCGCGGCCGGGTCCGGAGCGCAATGGATCTTCACCGAGGGCACGCCGCAGACTATGACTAGGGCCGCCGGCGCGCTCGCGAACGGGGCGCTGGTGCTACTGCGGGCACTCACGGACTTTCCCGTCACGGTGCAGGCTGACGACGCCGCCGAGCAGGCGTCGCAGGGCCTGTGGGAAACCGTCGTCGAGGTGCCGGCGATGTATGTCGAGGACGCCGCGCAGGCGCTGGCCGACGGTTATCTCGAGCGGACGGTCACGGCCTTCAAGGTCGTCGAGTACTTGACGCCACGGGAGGGCATTCTCCCCGGCCAGGTGCAGACGATCACGGTGCCAGACCGGAACCTCTCGGGGCAATTCCTGATCACGGATGTTGAGATCAACGATACCGCCGACCACGAGTTCCTCCGGCGCGTGCGGGCCGTCGGGGGGACGACGATCCCCGGGTCGTGGCGGGACCTGTACCGCGAGTGGAGCGGGAGCAGCGGCACGTCCGCGGCGGCGTCGGCGACGTTTACGACGCCGAGCAGTGGGCCTCTGCTCGGAGGCCCTGCGTATCTGGGCGGCGCGCGGAATACCAGCGTCGCGCCGAGCCCGGCGGCCTGGACGCCGGTCCCGGACTACGTGCCGTTTACGGCGACGACGTCCTTCGGCGGACGGGTGCGGGCGCAGATTTTCACGCGGAACGCCGGCGTCACGGTCACGGCGCGGCTGTTCAATGTCACCGATGCGGTCGCCGTCGCGACGTCGAGCGGCGTCACGTCGCAGACGGCCACAGAGGTGACGTTCCTGGTGAGTATCACGGAAGGGAAGACGTACCGGCTCGAGGTGCTGTCGTCGTCGAGCGGCGAGGGCGTCTTCGGGATCGGTGTCCTGGAGAGCGCATGAGGACCAGAGGGATCGCGATCCTGATCGCGCTGATCGTCTCGAGCGGCACGGCGTGGGCGCAAGAGGAGCTGACCGTCACGAAGATTTACTCGCCGTCGGCGACCGACCTCACCCTGGTCCCGACGAGCGACGTGGTCCTGAACCCGACCGGGAAAGACGTCCTCCCAGGCCTCGGCTACGACGTCAACCTCGGCATGCTGACGAAGAAGTATCTCACGCTGCATGCCGCGGAGCTCTGGGTGGAGACGCTGGTGGCGCAGAACACGCTGGCGACGATTGGCGGGCGGGTGCTCGTGGCACCCACAACCCTGCTGACGGCAGATCTGTCGTCTGGCGCGACGTCGATTACGGTCAAGCATAACAACCTGGCGAACGGCGACCGAGTGTACATGGAGGCTGACGGCAAGGTCGAGTTCATGGCGATCGCGTCCGGCGCCAGCGGGAGCGCGGGCGCGTATGTCTACAGCGTGACGCGGAATCTCGACGGCTCTGGCGCGAACGACTGGTATGCCGGAGATGCGATTCTGAACACTGGCCAGACGGGGAACGGGTTTATTGACCTCTATTCGGTGCGGGGCGTGAAGGCCGGGACTGAGATCGGGCCTACGATTGTCGGGAATGTGCGCGCGAGCTCCACGTATAACGACTGGTCCCCGCGATGGGCCATCGGCAATCTCGACGGGCTGTATGGGTACTCGGGGTCTACCTATGGTGCGGCGTTCGGTGTGCCAAGTGGGGCACGTGTGACCGTGGACAGCACGAACGGGATTCGCATCTACGGCGGAGACAACGACCAGAAGGTCACGATTGACACCAGCGGCAACGCGACGTTTGATGGGAACCTCACGGTGGGCACGGGTCGCAACATGATCCGGAATTCCGACTGCACGGTCGCCACGACCGACTGGAACCTATTCACGAATACCGGCCTCACGACGCAGCTGCTCGGCCCATGGCCAGGCGTCGGCGATTGGGGCCTCGGCGGGTATCCGAACGACTGTTACATCGCGGTCACCGGCACACCGAGTGCCGGCGCGGT